TGTAGAAGTAACAATTAACAATCACACTGTTGAAAAATATGATTTTAAAGGAAGAATTATAAAACCACAGAAATTACTGAGAGAACTTTCAAATCCAGTTGTTGATATACAGCGGACAGAAACACCAGCTGGTTATACTGGTATATTAATCAATGGCGTTGAGGTATTAAATTATAAGTCAAGAAATGATCTTTACTTTGGTAGAATTGAGAAAATTGATGTTGTTTCTGGGGGAAGAAACTATGATGTTGTCAGTCCACCAACTTTAAGAATCAAAGATATTAATGAAGAGGGATTTACTGTAGGTAGTGGAGCTACGGGATTCCCGTCGATTAGAGGTAAGTTTGAAGAAATTCGTGTATTAGACTCTGGATTCGACTATATTGATGTGCCAACAATTAAGATTTCTGGAGGAAATCCAATCAGACCAGCAACCGCTCAAGCGAAGTTGGTAACAGTTCCTCATGAAGTTATTTTTAATTCAACTGGAATTGGATCTATTGGAATTGGTTCAACTTCAACTATTGGTAGAGTAGGATTTTCAACTCACCACAAATTTAGAAACGGCGAAAGAGTCACCTATAAAACATTTGGCAGAAAAGCTCTTTCTGGATTATCAACAGATGCAGTTTATCACGTATCAGTTGTTGACCCACAAACTATTAAATTGCACAAAAATTTAAATGATGTAATAACCGGAATTAACACAGTAGTCATCGACGACTATGGTATTGGTAATCATGCTTTTGTTTCTTTAAATGGAAAGGCGATTTTAAATTCTGTTGTTATTACTGATTCGGGAGAAGGGTATCAAACCAAAAAGAGAACCTGTGGCACAGTTGGAATTATTACTGCACTTAATACTATTAACATTGTTGATCACGAATACAGAAATGGAGAGATCATAACATACTCTGTTGATGGAACTTCTGTAACTGGTCTCTCCACTGAAAAGCAATATTATGTTACCGTTGTTGATAAAGACAACTTTAAACTTTCAGTGGCAGGAGTTGGTACAACATCTGCAGATTTTTATTATTTAACCAAACAATATGAGAATCTAACGGGTGTTGGCATAGGAACTCATACATTCAACTATCCAAACATCAATGTTGAAGTTATTGGATCTGTTGGTATTTCTTCCATAGAAGGTAAGAATTTTAATGCAGTTTTGCAACCAATTGTTAGGGGAGAAATAACTTCAATCCATCTCTCAAATAAAGGTGTTGGTTATGGTTCTTCAGAGGTCATTAACCTCCAAAGATGGCCAGAAATTGACTTCTTATCTGGGCAAGATGCTGAAATCAAGGCCATTGTTGATCCAAGAACTGGCAAGATTATTGATGTGGTTATTGATAATGCTGGGTTTGGTTATAGTTCACCACCAAGACTCATTGTTAAAGACACAGGCAGCGGCACAGGTGCTCTGCTGGTCCCAGAAATAGGTCCCGGACAAGATTCTGGGGGAAGACCTCTAAGTGGTACAATTAAGTCAATAAAGATCAATCAGGCAGGAATTGGCTATGGTGTTTCAACAACTACCGTCATAGTTGAATCCGCAGGCAGTGGGTCTCAGTTTAGTTTTGAACTTCAATCATGGAAAGTCAATGAGGTTCAGAAAAATTTAACAAATCTTACTGAAGATGATGTGTTTCTTTCTCGTGGAACAAACATTGAAAATGAACTTCAGTGTTCGTATGCATATGCTCCAAGAAAATTAAGACAGTCAATATATGCAACAGATCAAGGAGGAAAAATTTTATACGGTAAGAAAGATCTAACTCTTGTTGCAGGTATTGAGCAAACTCAAAATGATAACCACTCACCGATCATTGGATGGTCTTATGATGGTCATCCGATTTATGGTCCTTTTGGTTATGCAACAAAATCTGGAGGCGTTGTTACTCAACTGAAGAGTGGATATTCTTTAAATCTAAAACCAAATAGACCTCCACTGAGCGTCTTTCCCGAAGGATTCTTTGTAGAAGATTATACTTGGACAAATTCAACTGACGAAGCAGTTCTCGATGAAAATAACGGTAGATTCTGCGTTACGCCAGACTATCCAAATGGAACATATGCATACTTTGCAACTTTTGATCTGACACCCGCTTCTGACGGAATATTTAAAAACTTTAAGGCACCAGCGTTCCCATATTTAATTGGAAAATACTATAATTCAAAACCAAATCAATTTAACTTTAGAAAAAAATCAAATCAAGACGATATTGATTTAAACAACACAAATTGGATTAGAAATACGTATCCATATGTTCTCAGAGGAAATAAGAGTGGTTATGAGTATGTCAACCAATCATACAAATACGTAAATCAAGACTCTGTTATCAAACATGTCAAAAAAGGATCAGTAGATTTTATTGGAATTGTTACTGGCGGTTCTAATTATAAGATCAATGATAGAATTATATTTGAACAAGATCCTTCTGATGGATTCTTTGCGGCTGCAAAAGTTTCTAGAGTTTTGGGCGTTGGAGTTGGAACTTTATCTGTTGCAAACACCAGGCTAACCGGATTAGAATTCTATCCTTCAGGCAACACTAACACAGGAGAGTTTATTGGTGTTTATACTGGAAATCATGGATTTATCAATCAAGATATATTGACAATTTCTGGATTGTCAACAACATCATCTTTCTTAGAAGGTTCTTATCGAGTTGGCGTATCCACTAGTAAGTTTAAGTTGAACAGGGAAGTTTCTTCGTCAACTTCAACTGGCATTGTTACATACTTTTCACTTTTAGGCAATTTAAGTCCAGATAAACTGGAAGTGAATGATCTTCTTCGTATTGATAGTGAAGATGTAAAAGTTTTGAACATTGATAGAGTTTCTTCAAGAGTTAGAGTACTGAGAGCAAACAACGGAACAGTATCTGCTGCACATACAATATTCTCCGAGGTTTCACAACTTCCAAGAAAATTCTCATTCAGTGTTGGATATAATACTTCATTCAGCGCAAAGAGAAATAGAGAGTATTATTTTAATCCAATTGAGTCCGTTGGATTGGGCTCTGAAACTGGAGTTGGTGTGGGTATAACATTATCATTCGCAAATCCAGGAGTAGGAATTACGCAATATTTTGTTCAGACAAGATCATTATATCTTCCTGCACACGGATTTGAAACTGGAGATGCTATTACATATCATACAAACGGTGGAGATACTATTGGGGTTTCTACCATCGGTGGAGGATCATCAATTCCTCTTACTAATAACTCTCCGTTATATGTTGCAAAATTAAATGAAGATAATATTGGATTATCTACGGTTATCGTAGGTTTGGGTACAACAGGAACATTCGTTGGAATTGCTTCTACAACTGCTCATCAAGGACTTCTGCATTTTGTTGGACTAGGAACAGGAACAATACACAGTTTCAAGATTTCTCACCCAACTACCGTAACTGGAAATGTTGAAAAAAATCTTGTTACTGTTTCTACAGCAGCAACTCATGGTTTATTCAATGGAGATACTGTCTTTGTTGATGTAAATCCTGGACTCACAACAACAGTTTATATCAAATATAATAAACCAAATCGCAAGCTTGTTACAACAGGAATTGCATTTACTTCCGGAAATGTAACTACATCAACTTCAACAATCAATATTTCAGACCATAATTTACTGTCTGGTCAAAAGATTATTCACGTTGCAGATTCTCCATCAGGGGGACTGGAGAGTGATAAGGAATATTATGTATATGTTGTTGATAGAAACAACATTAAACTTTCCAATACCAAGTATAATGCCTTAAAGAAAAAACCTGAGATTATTTCAATTTCAAGTGCATCTTCTGGAACTATTTTACCAGTTAATCCGCCTATCAGAGTATATAAAGATTCTACTCTTAATTTTGATCTTTCAGACTTGTCTCTCTCATATGATCAGAGCGGCCTTCGTTACCCTGCATTTAAGTTTGAGTTATATACAGATTCTAAGTTTAAGAATGCTTATGAGACTAATGGAACAAATTCAAACTTTGATGTTACTCGTTCTGGAACAGTTGGTGTTACTGCAGATGCAAAAGTTACCGTAAGTATCAATCAATCAACTCCAAAAGTTTTATACTATAGACTACTTCCACTCAATAGTCCAGAAAATCCAGGTATAAACAAAGAGATTGTCAACGACTCTACTGTTGACCTAAACAATGAGTTAATATCCGAAAAGAGTGTTTACAGTGGTGAGTTTGACATTATTAAAACTTCTGCAAATACTTTCACATATGGATTGTCCAAGTATCCAGAAAAAAACAATTATAGCTCTACCAACTCAACAATTGAGTATCAAACAGATTCATTGTCTGCATACGGTGCAATTACGAGAACTATTTTAAGTGATAGAGGAAAAGGTTATACTAAAGTTCCTGGTATCACCAGTGTCAGATCTGATCTTGGCAATGGTGCTATATTAGAAGCTTCCAGTAAAACCATAGGTAAAATTGAAAAGGTAACAATTCAAAATATTGGTTTTGATTATCCTGCTGATAAAACTCTGAGTCCAGATACAAAGATACCCCAGGTTCTTAGAATTGAGCAACTTGCAGGATTCTCAAGAGTAGGAGTAACCTCATTTGGCAGAAACTACAGTGTTGAACCAAAATTAGTTGTAATTGATGGAAGAACTAAGAAACCAATTGACGATATTGATATTAGATATGAATTTAATAAAGAGACTTTGAATCTTGTTAGAAATACATTTAGTCTTTCTAATATCACTCCAACAATTCTTCCTGTTCAAAACTCTAATGGGATTAGGGTTTCGAATATGTCCTTTGATTCTTCAACCAAGGATGTTACTGTTACTCTAAGAGATAGTTTTAGTGTAAACTTCCCATTTGCAGTTAACGATAAGATTCTTGTTGAAAATACTAGCGTTGGTGTTGGATCAACTGGACTTGGATATAACTCAGCAAATTACGACTATACACTCTTTACGGTAACTCAGGTTCACCCCAATCTGGGTGGTATAGGTATAGTAACATTTAGTATGGCAAGTGTTCTTGGTGATGGAGAAACTCCTGGTTTCTATGATACTGGTAATTCGTCAGGAATTATTGTTCCATCGCAGTATTTCCCACAATTTGATCCAACTTTGCGAACATTTGAGTTTAGACAGTTGGATAATGTAACTGACGGCAAATCTCAAGGAACTGTTTATACATTAGATACTGAAAGTAAGTATCTGGTTGTTGAGTCTGATGATGATTTTGAAGTTGGTACAGAATTGCAATCAACTATTACTGGTGCCAAAGGCCTTGTGACGGAAAGGATTGCTTTTGATTCTAGGTACAACTTAGACTTTTTCTCTGTAACTGAAAATGGTTGGGAATATACCACAGGATTCCTTAATAACCAACTTCAAAAAATTCACGACAATGAATATTACCAAAACTTCTCATATTCCATTAAATCCCCAATTCCTTATGAGAAATGGAATAATGTCGTCAGCCGTGTTAATCACACTAGTGGATTCAAGAAGTTTAGTGACCTTCAAGTAGAATCAACTCCATCAGTCAAATTAACACCAACATCAATTGATGGAACAAGTATTACTGTTAAATTAGATAGTCTCTATGACTTGAACTCATATTTTAATTATGATTTGGTTCACGAAAACTATTTGACAAACGGTGAAGTATCTTTCTCAGATGAAATCAATTTCACAACAAGAATTTTGACTGACTACACCGAATCTATTTCAAACAGAGTTCTTAGAGTTGATGACATTAGTTATCTATTCAATAGTGAGCCAAGATCAACTCCTTTTGGTGAAGTATTCAGAAGAACTCTTGCAGAATCAAGACTTCAAAAATATATCACTTATGTTAAGGATAGACTTTTCACTCAAGAAAGACAAGTCTTAATGGTAACTACTCTTAGTGATACTATTCGTGGATTATCTATGATAAACCAATATGGAAGATTGGAGTCTGTTTTAGATCTTGGATCTTTTGATTCTGTCATTGAAGGTAGTGACAGCGTATTAAGATTCTATCCAACAAAATTCAGGCTGAATAATTATAACGTTATAACCCTGTCATATAGTATGGATCAGATTGAAGATGCTCTATCTTCAATTGGAAGCACAACTATTGGCCAATCTACAGGATTTAATGGTTCTTTAGTAAGTCTTGCATCCTCCAGTGTTTCTGTTGGTGGTGGAAGTACAGTTACAATAGCAACTCTTTCAGGAATTGGAACAACCGCATCCAACTTTAGATCAGCAAAAATTCTTGTTCTTGCAGAAACTAGCGACGATCAAATTGTATATGATGAATTAAACCTTATTCATGATAACTCAGAAATTGAACTCTTACAATATGGTCAACTGAGTATTCACTCTCAAGATGAGTTTTCGGCAACAGGTTTGGGAACTTATAATGCATATCTTTCTGGGTCGGACATCATCTTAAGTTTTGACTCTGATCCTGGAATTACTACGACTATAATCAACACTGTTACTATAGGAATAGCAACAGAATCTTATTTGGGAATAGGAACAATCAATTTGGCATTTGGTAGTTTGACCGCAAAGTCAACTTCAATTAGTGCATCTGGATCACCATCCGCTGTTGGTATTGCAAGTTTTGCAAATGAGTTTGATGGTGGTTATTGCTTACTTCAGGTTTCTGATACGACTAATAACAGACATCAATTATCAGAAGTGATTTTCATGGATGATGATGATGACGTTTATTTAACGGAGTATGGTAATATTGAGACATTCTCTTCATTGGGAACTGTTGGTGCTGAGAGAGTTGGCGACAGAACGGAAATAACATTTACTCCAAATTCTGGAATTGATGTTCACGTCAAAACTTTCTTACATACCTTAAGAGATACAGAAGCTTCAGATATTTCTGAAAATGTTGAACTCAATAACATTTCAGTTGAAGATGGTTTCAATGTTTATACCGGTACTGAAGTTGAAGTTAAGAGAGACTTCTTCTTAACACATAAAGATGAACCTATTTTCTTGAGAGTCTTTGATGGATCCAACTCAAATGTTGTTGATTTAAGTGATAATTCAATATTCATTCCAAATCACTATTTTGTAAGTGGAGAAGAAGTAAACTATTCTTGCACTACTGGATTCTCAACTAATGCTATTGGTATTGCTGCAACAGCAATTCCAGGTTTAGGTTCTACTGATAAATTGCCAGAGACTGCTTATGTAATCAAAATTGATGAGAAAAAGATTCAACTTGCAGCAACTGCTGAAAATTCTTTAAGAGTCAATCCTATAGCACTTCAATTTACTTCAGTTGGAATTGGAACTTCACACGTCATCACATCAACAAAACAAAATAATAAGGTTCTCATCTCTATTGATAATCAAATCCAATCGCCAATTGTAGGAACTTCAGTTACTACAACATTATCAGATAACTTCTCAATCTCTCAAGATATTGCATTCTTTACTGGAATTACATCATTCTTCGGTGGAGATTCTGTGAAGATTGGCAATGAGATTATGAAGATTCAGGGTGTGGGTATTGGAAGTACAAATGCAATCAAACTCACACGCTCTCTTGCAGGAACTTCTCTTGTAGGACACTCATCTGGTGCGACTGTTACCAAGTTAAGAGGAGATTATAATATTGTCGGAAGCACTCTTAATTTCCTTGATGCTCCATTCGGAAGAAGCCCAATAGGAACTAGTTTTGGACCTACAGATCGCAGAGATTTCACAGGAATTTCTTCATCTTCTTCTTTCAGTGGAAGAACATTTATGAGATCTGGAGTTGTTGGAAGTTCTACAGAAACTTATTCTAAGAACTATATTTTCGATGACATCTCTCAAAACTTCTCTGGTTCTAGAGATACTTACACTTTAACTTCAGAAAACACAAATATAGTTGGTATCTCAACTTTCAATGGTATTTTACTTATCAATGGTATTTTCCAAGGACCAGGAGTAACTAGAGACTATACACTTTCAGAAAACTCTGGAATAACCTCAGTAACATTCACTGGAACTGCAAGCACAACAGCATATGATCCAAATGATCTTGATGTTCCTATTGGAGGTGTAATTGTTTCTGTTGCGGGAACAACTGGTTTTGGATACCAACCTCTTGTTTCTGCGGGAGGAACTGCCGTTGTTTCATCTGCAGGAACTATTCAATCAATTTCAATTGGAAATAGTGGATCTGGATATAGATCTGGAATACAAACAACAGTCAATGTAAGTGTCGCAACTTCTTCGAGAGGGGTTATGAACTTAACCTCTATTGGAACTGCTGCAATTAGTGGAGGGCATATTGTAAGTATTGCGGTAACTAATCCTGGAATAGGATATACTTCCACAAATCCACCAAAAGTTATTATTGACGCTCCTCTTCCATATTCTCATATTTCACTACAATATAGCAACGATTCTGTTGGTAGTGGTGGAACAGGTGCAAAAGTTTCTATCACTGTTGGCCAAGGATCAAGTGTGATTGACTTTACTTTAACAAATACTGGATATGGTTATGGTCTTAACCACATTCTGACGATTCCTACTGGTGGTGCAACAGGAATTCCAACAACTCCTGTTGGTAATGATTTCAAAGAGTTCCAATTAGAAATTACTGATATTATTACAGATTCTTTCTCTGGTTGGACTCTTGGTGAAATTGAACCCTTAGATGATTTCTCAAATCTCTTTGATGGAAAGCGCAAAACTTTCCCAATTACAAGATCTGGTTCTCAACTTTCTTTACAATCTGATCTTGGTTCTCTTGTCAATATTGAAGACGTTTTACTTGTCTTTATTAATGATGTTCTTCAGGTTCCTGGAGTTTCATACTTCTTCATCGAAAATAGAAGAGGTCCTTTCGGTGGTGGTAGTAACATCACATTTGAAGAGGCTCCAAAGACAGGCGATACCCTTAAATTCCTCTTCTATAGAGGAACAAGTGGGACGGATGTTTTAGATAAAGACGTAACTACTACAGTAAAAACTGGAGACAATCTGACAATCGGATGGCATCCAACTCTGGGACAAAAGAGTTTCCAAAAACAAACAACAAGAGTCGTTACGGAGTTGAATTCTTCAAGTTCTTCTTCAACTAATGTTTACTATGGACCAGGTTTAAGTGAAAATTCTATTCTCTACAGACCTGTTGCTTGGAGAAAGCAAACTGAAGATAAGATTATCAATGGCAACTACGTTTATAAGAATCGTGAACTCTATGAATCTGAAATTTATCCAACAGCAAATATTATCAAAACTGTCGGAATAGGATCAACCGTCGTTTTCGTTGATAGTGTAAGACCATTCTTCAATCCACTGAATGAGAGTGCAATCAGTCTTGATTTCCAAAGAGACATTACTCTTGTCAATTACTCTATAGACAAGGTAGGTGCAGCTGCAACTGTTCATGTAACAGACAGTGGAGGAATTGAGAACTTTGTAATATCTAATGGCGGTATTGGATACACTTCCACAAATCCACCAGAAATTGTTATTGGAACTCCAGTTGGATTTGGAACTACTGCAAGAGCAACTGCTACTGCAACTGTCTCTATTGGCGGATCTATCTCTGCAATCTCTGTTGGTTCTACAGTTGGATTTGGATACACTAATCAGGTGTCTCCAATCATCTTAATTGCACCACCTACAATAACAGAAGAAAAGAATACCATTGTGTCTTATGAAGGCGATTTTGGTATCATTACTGGAATTGGAACAACCTCAACTTCCGAAGCACCTCTTGGATTAGTTCTTGATTTGGTCATTCCTGAAAATTCAGTTCTCAGGGATTCTAACATCACTACATATACTTCTACAAGTGGAATTCAAACTGGTTATTACTTCTGCGTATTCAATTCAAATGTAGGAACTGGAGTGACCTCTCTAGATGAAACAAATAATCCAGAGACTGGAATAATCGGAATTGGTACAACGTTTATTGATAATGTGTATCGTGCAGCTGCAGTTTCTACTGCTACAACTTCTGCAATTGGTTTTGGTGTTACAACTGTCACAAGAGTTACGGTAAGTATTTCAACTAACACAACTCTTCCAACAGGTCTTGGATTTAGTAATTTCTATGGTGAGTATAGTTGGGGCAAAGTTCAGTTATCTGAGAGAAACAGATTCTATAATTATGAAGCAAGAACTAGAACAGGTTATTCTGGAATTGGAACTGGACCTTACATTAGGAGAACAAACCGCTTGAGATACCAGGACTATAGCACATAAATAAATTAAAAACAATAAAATGACAGCAATTATAACTGATCAAATTAGAATATTGAATGCAAAGAATTTTGCTGCTGGAGTTAGCACCTCTATAAATTCATACTATGCATTTATAGGACTGCCAAATCCAACCAGTATTCAAACTGATTGGGATGATGATCCACCAAGTCCAACAGACAATTTTTCGAATGAGTGGGACACTTGGGATACTATTATTGCTCTCAAAAAAATAACCCCTGATGACGTTCAAAGAGTTGTAACCAAGAGAATTTGGGCTTCTGGAACAACATATGATTACTATAGACACGACTATAGTATTTCAAATACTCCACCAAACTCTAGTGGTACAACTCTTTACTCTGCAAATTATTATGTAATTAATAGCGACAACAGAGTTTATATCTGCCTTCAGAATGGAACAACTCCAGAAACTCCTGATGGCAAACCATCTTTGGATGAGCCAAGGTTTGTTGACTTAGAGCCAAGAACAGCAGGATCTAGTGGTGATGGTTATATATGGAAATATTTGTATACAATTAAACCAACCGAGATTGTAAAGTTTGACACTGTTGACTTTATTCCTGTTCCAAAAGACTGGGATAATAATGCCGAAACATCTGCAGTAAAAGGAAATGCAGTTGATGGTAGTGTTAAAATTGTTGTTATTAAAGACAGAGGAGTTGGTGTTGGTACTGCTAACAGAACATATACCAGAGTCCCTATTAAGGGTGATGGTACTGGAGCAGAGTGTACTGTTGTAATCAATAATGATCAAAAGGTAGAAAGCGTAACTATTTCCAACCAAGGATCAGGATACACCTTCGGAAATGTTGACTTAACTTCTGGAGGAATTCCAGATGCAGATACTGAACCAGTTTTAGATGTTATTATGACCCCCTCTGGTGGTCATGGCGCTGATATCTACAAAGAACTTGGAGCAAGTAATGTATTGATGTATGCAAGAATTGAAAATGACGTTGAAAACCCAGACTTTATTACCGGTAATGAAATTGCAAGAATCGGTCTCGTAGAGAATCCTCTGATTTTTGGATCATCTCAAAAATTAATTTCAGAAAAAGCAAGTGCAGTTTATGCATTGCGTCTGGCTGGTGTTGGATATAGTTCTGCAAAATTTACTGCAGATTCATTTGTCACACAAACAACTGGAACTGGAGTTACCGCAGTTGGTCGGGTCGTAAGTTATGATCAGACAACGGGCGTCCTTAAGTATTGGCAAGACAGAACTCTTGCAGGATTTAATACTGTAGGAACAGCACAAACAAATCCACAATATGGATATGATCTGACAAGATTTACATCCTCTCCGACTTCTGGCGGCAACTTGACAATCGTTGGTGGAACTGTCAACTTATCAATTAGTACAAGTTTCAGTGGTTTCACTACCTCAATAAATAATAAGACATACTACCTTGGACAAAACTTTACAAACGGTCTTTCCAATCCAGAGGTCAAAAAATATTCTGGAAACATAATTTATGTTGACAACAGACCAGCGATTAGAAGATCTTCCAGCCAAAAAGAAGACATTAAAATTATACTGCAGTTCTAATTAACTATGGCCCAACTTACCAACCTTAACGTCTCACCATATTTTGATGATTTTGATCCGAGTGACAACTATTATAGGGTTCTTTTTAAGCCAGGTTATCCAGTTCAAGCAAGAGAACTAACTGGTTTACAGTCAATTCTTCAAAATCAAATTGAAAAGTTTGGTCAGCACTTTTTTAAAGAAGGTGCAAAAGTTATTCCTGGAAATACTGCATATTCTCAAGATTATTTTTGTATTCAGTTAAATAATACTCACTTAGGAATTCCAATTTCATACTATAGTGATCAACTTGTTGGAAGAAGAGTTATTGGTTTAGTTTCTGGTGTAACTGCAATTGTATCAAAAATTTTACCTGCAGAAGATTCTGAAACTGGAAATACAACATTTTATATCTCATATCTTTCGACAGGATCTAATAATGACCAGAAAGATTTTACTGACGGTGAATTATTAGCGTGCGATAATGATATTCTCACTGGTCCATTAAATAATCCATTCATTCCTGCAGGAGAAGCTTTTGCTTCTCTTATTTCTGAAAATGCTACTTCAACGGGATCAGCATTTTCTATCGTTAATGGTGTATACTTTGTTAGAGGTCATTTTGTTAATGTAGATGATGAAACGATCATTCTAAGTCAATATACTAACAGACCTAGTGTTAGAGTTGGTCTTAGAATACAAGAAGAAATTGTTAATGCTGATGAGGATGAGAGATTAACGGATAACTCAAAAGGATTTAATAATTATGCTGCTCCAGGAGCAGATAGACTTAAGATATCTTTATCTCTTTTTGCTAAACCATTAGATGATTTTAATGATTCTAACTTTGTTGAGTTAGCAGTTATTTCTGATGGTCAACTTAGGTCCCAAATAAAAAATACACAATATAGTATTATTGCAGATGAACTTGCTAGAAGAACCTATGCAGAATCTGGCGATTACACCGTAACTCCTTTTGATATTTCACTCAAAGAAACATTAAATAATAGAATTGGTAACAATGGACTTTATCAAGAGGGAAGTTTTACATATAATGGCAATCCCGTTAGCGAAGATCTTGTCAATTATGTAATTTCTCCCGGAAAAGCATTTGTTAAAGGATATGAAGTAGAAACGATAGGAACAACATATCTCGATGTTCCCAAACCAAGAACATCTAGGACTTTAACAAATCAATCGATTAATTATAATACTGGTTCATTACTAAAAGTAAATAATTTAACCGGACACCCAGTAATTGGATTGGGAAATACTTATGTTGTTAGTTTAAGAAGTGAAAGAGTTGGTGTAAATAGTCTATCTTCTCCCGGAGTTGAAGTTGGAGTAGCAAGGGTATATGATTTTGCTTTAGAAGCTGGTTCATATGAAACCGTAAATCCAGATACAAATCAATGGGATCTCTCCCTTTATGATGTTCAAACATTTACAAGAATTACTGTAAATGAACCAATAACTCTTCCAGTTCCAACTTTTATAAAAGGAAAATATAGTGGAGCTACTGCATTTTTGAGAGATTCTGTCTCTGCTGGAACAGCTATTACTGTATATGAGCAGGTTGGACAATTCTTAGAAAACGAACCATTTATATTCAATGGTGTAGAAAATAATAGAATTGCAATTGGAGTAACAAATTATGGATTGTCTGATGTAAAATCTGTCTATGCTGGTCCAGCACTTGGTGCAGTAGGATTTGCAAAAACATTTACAGCGGATACTATTCAAACTGACTTCTTAACGATAGGTATTGCAACTATCACCCCATACGATGCAACCACAGGAAGAAGCACTGTCAGAAGTACAAACCCAATTTTCCCTGGGACTTTAGTCAGAGAAAATGATTTAATTCAGTATTCGGGAAATACTGGAAATCCAGAATTTAATTACGCTAGAGTTGTTAGTGTTGCAACAACTTCAATCGAAGTTGTCGGTGTCACAACTGTTACTGGAGTAGCTCAGGGTGGTCTTCCAACTGGGAGCAATTTAAGTATTACCGACCTCAAACTTCTTACTACATCATTGTTAAAATCTGAAGATAATACATTATACACGCCTATGCCGCGTAATTTGATTTCTAATGTTGATTTAACTGATGCTTCAACAAACATTAGAAGATCATACACCGTTAATATATCTGGAAATCAACTTTCATCGGCGCTTGTTGCGGGAACAAATGAAACATTCCTTGCTTTCGATGAGGAGAGATATACTTTAATACGGTCAAATGGCAAAACTGAAGAATTAACCTCTGATAGATTCTCATATACCTCTGGATCAACAGTTCTCCAAATTAATAATCTTGGGGCAAATGATACTGGAGCGACTTTAGTCGCAACTCTCAAAAAAATTAAACCAGTTGCAAAAGTTAAGAGACAAAATAGAGTTAATTCTGTTGTCATTGATAAGTCCAAAACAGAAGGATCTGGCATTGGAGCTACAACTTTAAACGATGGATTAACATATGGAAATTATCCATATGGGACTAGAGTTCAAGATGAGGACCTGTCACTGAATGTAGCTGATGTTGTTCGTCTCCATGCAATTTACGAATCAACAGATACAAGTGATCCATCGGCACCAAAAATGACTTTGACTGCTTTGAATGGTCCAACTGCAAAAACTTCCGATTTAATCATTGGTGAAAGGATGCTTGGTAATGACTCTGGTGCTGTTGCAATCTTGGCTGAAAAGTTATCAGATTCCCAAATTTCATACATTCCTTCTGGAAAACTGCCATTTAAAGAAGGTGAAACAATTTCTTTCAGTGAGTCAAATGTTGAAGGTGTATCAGCCGTTTTACAAACTGTAAGTAGAGATGTAACATCTGGTTATACTTTTAATAACAATCAACAAGGAACTTTCTATGACTATTCATTTATTCAAAGAAAGAGAAACTTTAAAGAATCTTCAAAACGATTAAAAGTATATTTTGCAAATGGTTATTTTGAATCTTCTGATACTGGCGATTTAATAACAAAAAATTCTTACGATTCATTTAATTACAAAAGAGATATTCAAATCGTTGATGGTTACAGAAACACGGATATTATTGATATTAGACCTAAAGTTTCAAACTATACGGTCAGTTTGAATTCTAGATCACCACTAGAATTCTTTGGAAGAAGATTTGATGGATCTGGAAACTCTGTCACAAATATTTTAGCGTCCGATGAATCAATCACCGCAAATTACTCATATTATCTCGGCAGAAAAGATTCAGTTTTCTTAACTAAGTCAGGAACATTCCAGGTTCAATATGGAGAACCCTCTGAAAAACCAGAAAAGCCAATTCCAATCGATGATGCATTGGAAGTTGCAAATGTAGATCTTCCAGCATATCTGTTACATACAAGTCAAGCATCTATTAATTTCTTGAATAACAAGAGATATAGAATGCAAGACATTCGTGAGTTAGAGAACAGAATTAAAAATCTTGAATACTATACATCTCTCAGTTTGTTGGAGCAAAAAACTGAAAATCTGTTCATTCCCGATCAGTCTGGTCTGAATAAATTTAAATCTGGATTCTTTGTTGATAACTTTACTTCTTTTGTTCCTCAGGATGAAAACAAAGTAATTAAAAATAGTATTGATATTCAAAACCAAGAACTAAGACCAAGCCACTATACAAACTCCATTGATTTGATGGTTGGTCCTGTTGAGGGTGTCAACCCAACGGCAGATCGTAGATATCTTGAACCAGAGGGAACAGGAGTTAAAAGATCTCTGGATGTTATCACTCTTGACTATACCGAAAAGGAGTGGTTAAAGCAAACCTTTGCAACTAGAACCGAAAGCGTAACACCATTCTTAGTTAGTTTCTGGCAAGCATCTGTTGCACTGACGCCAGAAAACGATACTTGGGTAGATACTGCAAGAGTTGAAGCAAAGATTATTAATGTTGAGGGTAATTACTCCGAAACAATGGCCCAACAGGCAAGAATCAATAATATTGATCCTCAAACTGGTATGGGTCCAGTTCTCTGGAATTCTTGGGAAACTACTTGGACTGGTACAGATCAACAAACTGTAAAGAAAACTAGATCCGAAGCTAGAAACCCAAGACACATTGGTCATATCCATAGACCAGGACAACCTGGTGCTATCTATGGAACTAGAACCATAACTGACTTTGAAGATGAGTACGTAGAGACCATCCAGACAGGAACTTCCACAAGAACTGGTGTTAGAACTGTTGTTACTCCTCAGTTTGATCAGACTTCACAGGGAGATAAAGTTCTCAGCAGAGAAGTCATTCAATTTATGCGTTCTAGAAACGTTGAATTTGTTGTTAAGAAAACAAAACCATTAACACAACTTTACTCCTTCTTCGATGGAGTTAATGTTACTAAGTATTGTGTTCCAAAACTTCTGGAAATTCAAATGCTCTCTGGTGTATTCCAGGTAGGTGAGAAGGTTGTTGGCACCCTAAGAAATTCTCCAAAAGACAGCAATTCTGCAATCCCATCCATTAGATTTAGAGTTGCTCAGGCAAACCACAGAGAAGGTCCATATAATGCACCATCAGCAATCTTTACAAACAACCCATATCTTTCTCAGATTGCATCTACCGGATTAGAAACATATCAGGGAACTCCTGGTACTGTTCAACAAACTAATGCAAATGCAACAATTCTTCCATCAACATATTCATCAACAACAACTGTTCTGAACGTAGATACCTTTGCTCTGTCTGAACAAGCTCAGGGTGACTATTATGGTTGGGTAGAAACTGGAATGATTCTGGTTGGAGAAACTAGTGGAGCGCAAGCAACCATTTCAAACGTCAGATTAGTTTCTGATCTTGGTGCAACTCTTATCGGAAGTTTCTATATTCCAAATCCAAATATTGCTAGTAACCCTAGATTCAATACTGGTACAAAGACCTTTACCATTTGTAATTTGAGTAACAACGACCAAAACAATGCAGATACGGTTGGTGAAGATAGTTACTCTGCATCTGGAACATTAGAAACAGTTCAGGAACAGATTATTTCTGTTAGAAATGCTAAAATCCAGCAACAAAGAGCATCCGAATCTAAAGCGGCTGCTAGATCTTTGGGTATGGAACTTGTAAAATCGACTGTTATCAGTACAAAGAGTCAACAAGTTCAAGTTGGTTATTATGACCCACTTGCACAATCCTTCCAAGTAGAAGACGAAACTGGAGTATTCCTTACGAGTTGTGATGTCTTCTTCCAGACTAAGGATGATATGGGAATTCCCCTGACTTTCCAATTGCGTACTATGCAAAATGGAACTCCAACTCAGAAGATTCTTCCGTTCTCAGAGGTTGTTGTTACTCCAGATCAGATAGTTACATCACAAAATGGAACTGTTCCCACAAGAATTACATTTGAGGCTCCAGTTTATCTTGAGGGTGGTGGAGAGTATGCAATTACTTTAGCATCTTGGTCAACCAAGTATAGAGTATTCATCTCCAGAGTTGGTGAGTCGGATTTGGTAACCGATGAATTTATTTCAAATCAACCATATCTTGGATCACTCTTTAAGTCACAAAACGCATCTACTTGGGAACCAAGTCAGTGGGAAGATCTTAAGTTC